TTTTAAATTATCATCCATTATACCCCAATTTGTATCTTTTGGATTAGTTATTCCGGAAGCAGCACAGTGTATTACAACATCAAACCAAGTATCTAAAAAATAAAAATCAACATCTTCAGAATTAGTTAAATCACATTTATTTCTAGTAATAGTAGCTACTTCATACTTATCTTTTAAAGCATTATATAGCGATTTGCCTATATAACCGTTAGTTCCTGTAATTAGAATTTTCATTTTGTCTTAGAATAATCCGCAAACTCAACTAATATAGTGCTAACTCCATCTTCACGACCTAATGCTTTTTCATAAGCAGGCATTATTTCTTCTGGTTCATTTAATTCAATTACTTCTATATTCTTAAGCATGGAACGAAATGCATCTGAGAAATTACCTTTATGTTGACATTGGGGGTCTACTGGGTGTTCACTTCCAACGGCTACTCTAATAATAACTTTAGGGGTACATTTACCATTAGACATAGTTATAAACTTATCTAAATGATTTACTATTTGATCTGTTCCCATTAATATAAAATTCCATCTAGGATATGTTGATACGGGGATCATACCTTCAATAGCCATTCCGTTTGCTAGTCCTGATTGTAGATATTCAGCTACAGGGAGTTCTATTTTTTTATTATCAGGAAGGTGTTTTAATGAATCATATAGTCCTGTTCCTTCATATTCTACTGCTTGTCCTATAAACATTGTTTTAGGATGCTCAGCTAGAAAACTCATTGCTCGTTTTAATTCTTCAAAATATTTCATATATTAAAATTGAACCCTCACACCAGCACCAGCATGGGGGTATTTTTCATTATTGTATTGATAGTAATATAAGTTCTTTTGTTTGAGTATCCCACCTTTATATTCGGTTTCTAAATAATAAGGTTTATTTCTATTCCAAATATCTGGGGTTGGGGTGCAAACTGATTTTTTATTATCTTCAACAATGAATGTAATAGGTAAATTGTGGTTTAGACTGTATTTATAAGCCTCATGGAATGCTCCAGTTTCAGCACTCATATCTCCAACCCAACACCATACTCTGTTTGACTTACCTTGCAATTTAAGAGCAAATGCAATTCCAGCTGCAATTGAAGGGATACCACCAACAATTGAACTGCAAATGAATTTATATTCAGGTAAGTTCATAACCATAGACTTACCATTCATTATATTTTCTCTTATTATTTCTTTAGGAATGCCTTTAAGTAATCCTTGGTAGTGGTTTCTCCAAGTACAACACACCCAATCATTTTCAATATCAATTTCTTTAAATACTTCTATTATTGATTCTTCATTCCCCGAATACAAATGAATAGGTGCTTTAATACTACCTGCATTAAATGTATCTCCTATTTCTGTTTCAAAGGATATTAATTCTTCCTTGGTTACCATATGAACTTATTTTTATAATATTTTATAATATGAGATAATTCTTCATCAAATTTCATTTTAGGTTCCCAACCTAATGCTCTTAATTTAGAATCATCTAAGGCATATCTAACATCTTGTCCTACTCTAGAATATGTAAAATCTAAATGTTTAGATGGTGTTTCAAACCCATATTCATATATCACTTTACAGACTGTGTCTATATTTGATTGTTCAAACCCACCAGCAATATTGTATATTTCATTTTCTACTTCTGCTTCAATAATAGTAATAATAGCTTCTGCAGTATCACTAGCATGTAACCAATTTCTAATAGGTGTACCATTATTATGTAAAGGTATTTTTCTACCTAATTCTAAATACTTACATGTTTTAGGAATTAATTTTTCAACATATTGACCAATACCATAATTGTTAGTTGGTCTAACAATAATGTAAGGTAATTTATATGTTCTAGCCCAAGCTAATACTAACATATCAGCTGCTGCTTTAGTTGCTGAGTATGGGTTAGATGGTTTAAGTAGGTCAGTTTCAGTATGAGCACCCTCATCTATGTCACCATATACTTCATCAGTACTGAAGTGAAGTAGTATTGGTGTTTTGGAGGTTTCTTGTCTGTAATTTTTAATTAGTTCTAATAGGTTGTGAACACCATTAATATTGGAATGAATAAACTCATCACTATTAGCTATTGAATTACCAACATGGGTCTCAGCAGCAGTATTAATTATATAATCACATTCATACAAAAATTTCAAATCATTTATATCACAATGTACAAATGAAAAATTTTTATATTGTTTAAATTCATTTAGTAGTGTTTTATTAGCGGCGTACGTCATTTTATCTATACCTTTAACATACCACCCTTTTTTTAGACAGATCCTTGTAATATAAGATCCTATAAATCCTAAACACCCTGTTATATATACTATTTTCATTTTAGTTTTTATTTATAGAAATCCACTCTTTTGGAAAATAATTTCCATTAATTATATTATTTAAAGAAGGATGATTTAGATAATTATAAGGACAAATAACTCTTTTATCTGGGTTTTGATTTAGGTAAGCACCCCACCAACTAAAAGTACTATTTGCAATTATATTATGATCACAAAGAGTCATTAGGCACATATCTTTAAATCTATCTAAATTTTCAACATAAACACAATTATCTAATTTAAAATTTTCTTTTACCCATTCTATTCCATTTGAAAAGATTAAATACTTTATTTTTTTATTAGGAAAAATAGATTGAATAACGTTAATTGCTTCTTTATAATATTCCAAAGATAAATTTAAAGATGAAACTTGTAAATAATCTCCTCTTCTAAAATGAATTGATACTAATATTTCATCTTTTTGTTTTATATTAGAAATGTAATTTGAACAGAAATCTTTAATTTCATCTTTAAAAGTAAAAGTTTCTATTATCTTTTTTTGGATTGGATGAAATATTTCATAAGTATTAAAAATCCCGCTAATATTATAATTTTGATTTGAATCTAAATAAAATAATCGCTCATCTACGGATTGGCTTTCGTCTAAATCAATACTATATATGTCAAGATTATTAACATCTGAAATAGGGGATATATTGATTTGGGATTGGAAGGGTTCATTTAATGGGAACCCCCATCTTCTTTCTATATATTCCTTAACAAATAGTATATCTAGTCCTGTTTTTTCACTTATAGCTAATAAAGAAGCATATTGTGACATTTGTGAGCCAAAATCACAGGAGATTGATATATCTAATTGAGTTATAAATCCCATTTTATTTAATGGCTTTTCATAAAAGCATCAACTACCTGCTCAATATAATCTAACTGCTCATCAGTAATTCCGGGATATACTCCTAGGAAGAATGTATCTAGAGTAGTTTTAGTTGCTATTGGGAATTGAGTTCTTGGATTTTCATATTCCTTAGCTAGTTTTTCATAGGCAGGATGGAAAAGAGCATTGCCTGTAAAATAAGACCTAGTTTGGATTTTTGCTCCTTCCATATGATTGACCATTTCAGATTTAGTAAAAGGAGTATTATCTTTTAATGTTACTAGATAACCAAACCAAGAAACATCTGCTTTATCATTCCATGTAGGCATGTAAAAATATTCAGAATATTTAGAAAATATATTATATAAGCGATTAAAATTATATTTTCTTCGAGCATGCATTTCATCAAGCTTATCTAATTGAGCAAGACCCATTGCTGCTTGCATTTCAGTTGGTTTTAGATTATATCCAATTTCTTCAAACACATACCTATGATCAAAAATAATATCATCCTGTTCTTTAAACCAAGCACCAAATCTACAACCGCATGCTGTACCTTCTGTTACATTTCCTGGTTTAGCCGAATTACAATAACATGCTCTACCCCAATCTCTGAGTGAGGCTAGAGCCATTCTCTTTTTAGCTGAATTAACAGCTACAAACCCACCTTCACCCATTGTCATATGATGTGCTGGGAAGAAGGAGCAAGTTGAGATATCCCCAAAGGTTCCTAGGGGTTTTCCGTCCCAGGTACTACCTAAGGCGTCGCAAGTATCTTCTAAATAAATCAAATCGTATTTCTTTACTATATCCATAAGTCTATCCATATCAGGAGGATTACCTAATACGTGTGCAAAGATTATACCTTTAATTTCTTTATTAACATCTTTTTCAAGTAAATCTTCAACTTGATCCAGATTAAGGTTTAAATTAGGAAGTTCAACATCAACAAAAACAGGAACAAATCCACTTTGAATCAAGGGATTGATTGTTGTGGGAAAACATACTACAGGAGTAATAAATTTAGAACCTTTAGGTAATTCACCACCACGTTTAGTTGTTAAAAGAGATACCATAAGCAAATTAGCAGAACTACCTGAATTTACTACAATACCGTCTTTCTTACCAAGTAGCGGTGCAAATTTTAGCTCAAATTCTCTTCCTTTTTCTCCCAAAATAAACCACTCATCTAATAAAGAGTTAACACCTGCTACAAACTCCTTATCATCATAGAATGGACCTGAATATTGCACCCAGTCTTTACCGGCTTCCCATTTTTTATTTTTCTTTTTTTCTTTTACATAAGCACTGATGGCATCTAATATAGCCTGTTTTGCTGTATTCATCTTATACTAATTTATTAAGTTTAAATATTTCTAAAATCTTATCTACTATATTTTGTTCATAATTAACATATTGTAATGCTAGTTTGTAATTTTCCTCAATAATGTCCTTTTTAGATTCATAATACTGAGGTGTTAATTTATTTGAAAGGTAAATAAAATCATCTGGATTTTCAAATTTAATTACACCTTTTTCATTAAAAAAATTATCTATATTTGAACATCCCCAATATATTGGGATTGTTTTTAGTAGGAAACAATCTAATATTTTTTCACTAAACCACCCTCTATGTGAAAAGTTCTCAATAGCTACACCAAACATAGAATCACTAAATATTTCTTCCTTATCAATTCGAGCTTTTTCAATATTACTTCTGTCTCCGTATGTGTGGAAGAATTTAGTAGGAACTTTAATTTCATTTTTTCTAGCTAATATCTCATGCCTCATTTGATGACCATATGATTTTAATAAAGTACCACACAAATGGGCAATTTTAAATTCTTTAGAATGGTTTACTTCATATTGGTGCGGCTTAAACCAGGTATGACCAAAAGGTAAAAATATTGCATTCTCGCAGCTATTTAATATTTTATCATCCCAGGTTATTATAATATTAAATAAATCTTTATTTTGAATAACCCAATCGTGTTTACCAAAATATTCATTAGGTTCATATAATGTTATAATATTAATGGGGGATAATTCCTCTTGGGACTGAGGTATACATTCAACGAATAAGGAAAAATCAAGATCTTTAAGATGATCTAGTTTTTCTTCAAATATTTTTTTATCTAAAAAATCAATTTTTAGTTTCACTATTATAATAATTTAACCAGTATTCAATCATTTCATCTAACATTGTTTCAAAAGTATATTTTGGAGACCATCCTAGTGCTCTTAATTTAGATGAATCCCCTTTTAACACATCTAATTCCTCAGGCCTAAAATATTTTTCATCTTTAACTACATATTCTTTCCAATCTAAACCCAATGATAAAAATACATAATCACATAATTCTTTAACAGTATGAGAAACTCCAGTAGCACAAACAAAATCATCTGGGTTTGGTTGTTGTAGGATCAACCACATTGCTTCTACATAATCCTTTGCATGTCCCCAATCTCTAGAAGCATCTAGATTACCTAATTTAAGCTCATTAGATAATTTTAATTTAATTTTAACTGCTTCTTTTACTACTTTGTTAGTAACAAAATTAGTACCACGTCTTGAAGATTCATGATTAAATAAAATACCATTTGAAATAAACATATTATAAGAATTTCTATAATTTCTACAAATGTTATATCCAAACACTTTAGCACACCCATAAGGAGAAACAGGATGCATTGGAGTAGTTTCTCTTTGAAAACCATCATCATCAATACAATTACCAAACATTTCAGAAGAAGAAGCTTGATATATTTTAGCATCAGGTTTAATAAGCCTAACAGCTTCAAGTAAATTTAATACTCCTATTCCTGTAGTGTTAGCAGTATAAATTGGTTGATCAAATGAAATTCTAACATGAGATTGAGCTCCTAAATTATAGATTTCATCTGGTTGGATTACTTGGATTGCTTTAATAAGGGAGGATAGATCTGTTAAGTCAGCATATATTAATTTGACTTGATCAAATATACTATCTAAACGAGCAGTTTGGTTTTCAGATACAGAATTGCGCTTTAAAATACCATATACTTCATATCCTTTACTTAGCAAAAATTCAGCTAAATAACTACCATCCTGTCCATTTATACCTGTTATAAGTGCTTTAGAAATCATAATACATTGTTTTCAAGTATATAATCGTATGTTTGCTTTATCCCACTATATAAATTTCTAGAATTAAAAGATGGTATTTTTAATTTTAATAAATCAGTTGATACATCTTTTCTATATTGTCCATTTGGTTTAGTAGTATCAAATTCAATATTTAAATAACTAGCATTACATGCTTCAAGAGCAATTTCAGCCATTTGTTTAATTGTTAAATTCTCAGAAATAGCTACATTCATGTTATCATAAATCTCATTTTCTAAACAATAATTGATAACATACGCTAAATCATCAGAATGCATAAATTGTCTTAATGGAGATCCATCCCCAAACAATATTATTTTGGAATCATTATTAACTTTGGCTTTATGTATCTTTTTAATTAAAGCCGCTATAAAATGACTATTATCTCCATATTTATCAAATTCACCATATAAATTACAAGGAATTAAATATTGATACTTAGTCCCATATTGATTATTATAAGCATCAATTTGAACAGCTAATGAGCGTTTAGCATAACCATAGGAGAAATTAGTTAATGCTGGAGGGCCAATATGTAAATCATTTTCTATCATAGGATAACTAGAGACTACATCGGGGTAAGCGCATGTGCTTAGTATTCCTATAAATCTTTTTACTCCGCTTAGATAGGAATATTTTACTAATTGTGTATTCATTAATACATTATCATCAAAATATTCAGCAGGTTTTGCAATATTATCTATTATACCTCCTACTTTAGCAGCTAGGTGTATAATAGCATCTGGGGATTCCTTGATGAGCATTTGTTGGATTCCCTCTCTTGTTGTTAGATTATAGTCTTTGGAGGAAATATAAGTAGCATGAGGTAGATATTTTTGTAATGATCTACCTACCATTCCTGTTCCCCCAGTAATTAAAGTTTTATAATTGCTCATAAAAAGCATTTTGTTTTTCTTGTCTTTTAATATCTTTTGGATGAAATAAACAGTATTCTTCTAGTTCAGGTAAAGGAGAAAATTCTTTAAATCCATCTAATCTCTCATGTACTTTATTTATCCATTTTATATTAGGAATGTTTTTCCAAATTCTCCATTGATAGTCAGGAAAGTTAACCCAACCTTTATCATTAACATTCCATCTCCATTTTTGTATATGCTGATCAGTTAAGTCCGAAACAGTATTTATCCTTGGGACAAGCATAACTTCAACACTGGGGTTATAAGCGAGTATTTTTGGTAAGCTCTCAATAAACCAAGGATGAATATATTCATCTGCATCTATTTGGAAAATATAATCTTTTAAGCATTCTTTAGCAAGATTATTTTTAAATGAGGCAAAATCATTATTAAGAGGAAATTCAATTACTCTAAGATTTGCTCTTCCAAAGTCAAAGCATGTAGATCTAACTTCTACTGTTGCTGTTTTATCTAGTTGAATAACTATTTCATCTTCAGGTCTTATAGATTCAGTTAGTATTTCTAATAGTCTATCTAATTCAACATGCTCATTACAAGCAGTAATAGCGTAACTAATTGTGGACATAACATTATTTTTTCTTTTCAAAGAAACCTATATAATCAAGAGCTTCCATAAAATCTTTTTCCTCAAAATGTTTTACTGTTATCATATCTGCTTTTCCATCCTTAGATTGTACTGCAGCCCACTTCCATTCATCTTTATTTTTGCCGTCAGCAAATATCATTGATTTATCTTCTAGAATTACAGTACTTGGATACCAATGTAACCCATTTTCATCTTTAAATTTAAGATCTTTATAAAGTTGGGGCATTACTGATTCTGTTACTTCTAATTTATCTTCTGTTAGAGTTGAATTAGATGTGAATCCACACCCAAAACAACTCCAAATAGTTAATACATCATTAAATACTTCATGACAAGCATTACCTCCACATCTAGGACAATCTATAAGTTGTTCTTTCATTAGTCTACCTTTTTAAGTTTAGGTAATTCAATTTTCTTCAATTGAGGAAGTTTAAGTTGTACTGGCTTAGGTACTTGTTCATTTAGTATAGAGATTAATCTTTCAGACATTTTTTCTAAACTAAATTCGGTACGTGAACGGTAAGCTTGTCTTTTTGCTCCATCAACATACTTTTTATAATTTTTATAAATATCTTCAAACACATCAGATGCTTTTTTATAATCAACAGTAAACCATTTACTTTCAGTTGTAATCATATTAGCTACAGCGGCGGATGGATGAACATTTGTTAGTTCTCCAGGGAGCATAATTGACATTTCTGGATCGAGAAAATCTGTATGTCCACTCCAGTTGCTGGCTATTACTGGTTTTTGGGAAAGTGATGCTTCAAGAAGTGGTCGACCGTATCCTTCACCTTTAGTGAATGTAGTAAATGCTTTTACTTTGGGGTGGTTATATAATTCATTTATTTGTTCGTCTTCTAACTCACCATGAAGTAAATAAACATTAGGTAAATCACCTCCTACACTTTCTTGAATGCGTCTAATCTTATCAAGCATTTCTTCTCTATCCATAACTGAATAAGTAGCACTACTTGTTTTTAGGATTAGACCTGGTTTTTGTTTTTTGTCTTTGAATGTTTCAAGGAAAGTTTTAATTAGCATTCCTGTATCTTTTCTGTCTTGTCCTAATTCTCCTTGTAACCAATGTCCAACATAAAGAAAATTAAATTCTTCACTTACTAAATCATTAATTACATCATTAATTTCACCTTCAACATTATCTAGTTTTTTATATATTTCAGTATTTACACCTTCAAATAATACTTCAACAGGAGAAGTTAATTCTACTCTTCTTACTACTTGATGTGATTGATTGTCTTTTTCTTCAAATTTACTATTTTCAAATGTTTGTTTAGTAAAATTAGAAGATACTAGATTTAAATTCATTCTATTTAAACCATCAATCCAACTAGGATCACAGAGTGTAGTTTCAATACCCGCGGTAATACCAATATTAAATTTACCTACTGGTTGGAATTCATTTGGTACTGTAATTTGGATCCAGCAATCTGGTTGTTTTGGGAGTTGAGGAGTTTGTAAAATACAATCTTTAAGTAACTTATGATCGGGATTATTATTATCTAAAAATCCCCATGATGTATTACCCCAACGTTGAGCAAGTATTTTTACATCAAATTTACCTGATTTTATAATTGGTAGTACTATGTCTCTAGATCGCCCACCATATCCAGAAAAGGTATCAATTGGGCAGCTTATAACTATTAGTGGTTTCATATTATTGTGCGATAACGTGTTTTACAAAATGTTTAGGTTCTTTTAATGCTTCTACTTTAATTAATTCAAAAGCATATCTTGGTTCCCATTTATTAAAGGTTTCATCAATTGATTCAACTACATTCTTACACATATTTTTTGCTGATTGCATTGATTCATCTGATGTAACCCACTCTCGAGCAGCCTCACATTGCTCTTTATATAATTCGGGATTATTTATTTTTGAATTATATACAGCTTCAATTTGTTTGGCAATATCGTGTGGATCCATTCTATCATCAAATATATAAGGCGTAGGAACTGAACCTATTAAGCTAATATTACTTGGAAATACTGGGTAAGCCCATCTGCCGTGTTTTTTATATTTACCCCTATGATTGGAACCAAATTCTTCTGTAAATTTAACCCATTCTCCATTTTCATCTTCAAAACGCATTTGATCTTGCATACCACCAGTTACACCAGCAATAATAGGTTTACCACACATCATTCCTTCAGTAAGTGATAATCCCCATCCTTCATTTGAACTTATTAAAGCAACAACATCAGCTGAGTTGTAAAGTAAATTCATTATGTTAGTTGGGTATCTTCCATTTGAAAATGTAACATTGTATTTAGGATTATTACCATATAACATTTGATGTACTGCAGGAAGATCAGTTCCATTTTCATCTACTGGTTGGGTATGAAGTGTAAAGATACATTCTTTAGCTTTATCTTCTGGGAGGGAATCAATGAATATCTTCCAGGCAAGCATCAAATCAGGAACTGATTTACGGCGAATGTTTCTTGCATTATATAAAAGATTAAATTTATATTCTTTTCCTCCAAATAATTTATCTTTAAATTCTTTAAGTGCAAGATATTCAGGATGGGAAGAATCAATAGGGAAGAAATGATTTTCATTAATTCCATGAGGAACATACTTAATTACTTTTTCAGCTGCTAATTCAGGACCAAGAACACATCTATTAATGTTTTCCGTTTGTTTTGAAATAGCCATTAAACAATCGCATGATTCATAATATGATTTATTATACATTGGATAAGGCAAATCATCCCAAATATTTAAATAAATCAAAGGAATTTTCTTTCTAATTTCCTGTTCCATCTGAAATAACCAAACCCAATATCTTGGATCTGTAAAGATCATAATTGCATCTGGGTTTTCAAGATCCATTAATTGGCGAATTAGTTCTGGGCTGCCATAGCCATCGATTGGGTAGAGATAAACACTAGCATCTTCAATACCTGCTATATTGTTAGTATCACCATTAAGATCAAATCGTTTCCCTTTTTCAGGATGGTTAATAGCACCCCCTACATTTACCCAATTATAATGATGAGCTGTACCTAAAACTATTTCGCGTGCCATAGTAGAGATACCACTTGTCATTCTAATATCATCACAAAGCAACATTATTTTTTTTCGCTGTGCTTGCGGAATATAACCTTCTTTCATATAACTAATTTTAAATACTACCTGTAAATTGTGTGTCTAATTGATTGTGAATATTTTTTCTGAAGTCTTCATTTGTTAGGTAAAGATACATTGCTCTTTCTGTTAATTTTTGAACGCTGAACTTATACTTAACACAAGCAATTTTGAATTGCTCAAATAAATCTTCAGGAACTTTCACGCTTGTTAATTGCATTTTGTTTCCCATAATATTATATTTTGATATAAATATATACGCTTATTAGGAAGAATGCATTTTATCACAAAGTTCTTGTTTATTATTATAGGGGCACCACTTACATGATTTTTCACCTACATTTTTAAGATACGACTTTATTTTAGGTTTACCAACTTCATCAAAGCAATCGCTAATAAAAGATTGAAATTGTTCTATTGTTTGTTTTCGCTTGGTTTTTCCACTAGCGGGTTTGAATGACTGAACCCTGGGAATAGGGTATTCAGCTTGTTCATAGATTTTGCGCTTAACGATGAAGAATTCGACTTCGATTTGTTCAACGTCCCATCCAAATTGTCTAGCGAAGTATTCTTTGTATAGTAGGACTTGAGCAACTTTTTGATCGTCTCTTTTTTCACTGTCACTCCATCCACGTGTCGACGTTTTGATATCATATATATAAACTTTTTTTAAATCTTCATCATATAGAGCAAAGTCAATGAATGCTTTGTAGTAGATGTTATTTGCTATTTTTAAAAGTAAAGGTAATTCAATACCTAATAATTTCATTTTACGAATAGTGAATAATTTATTTCTATTCTTTTTAATCCAACTCAACATAGTAATCCCATCATTGAAGAACTCACCCATTTCCTCAGCATTAGTGAAATGTAATCCTGCTGCTTTATATTCTTCAGCATACACTTCTCTAAATCGCTCTTGAAATAGAGCTTCTAGATCCATTTTATCAGCAGATGCTCCACTCTCATTATACATTGTAGTAATATATGATTGAAGTGTTTCATGAAAAGCCGTACCAAACACGGTATGAATACTAGCTTGGTACGGCTGTTTATTCTCTACATAGGTTAAATACCATTTGTGAGGGCATGAACTCCACATTGAGAATTGAGAGTATGAGACGCTACGCTGGAAACTATGATTTATTTCTGGCGGTTGGTAGTTTTTGATTTTTAGCTCGACCTCAGATAACTTTTTCTTGGCTGCCACTTATGTATTCTTGTTTTATTTTTTCTAGGTATAGGATAGCATCCATATGTTCTTGTTTAGCGTGTTCAATCCACTCTATTAAAGTTAAATCGGTACGATCTAAATCAACACCATATTTTGCTTTACCTTTAGCAGCACGAACAGCAAACTGATCTATAATTGAAGTGACAATTGAGTCTAGTTTATCCATTGATTTGGTTTATAATATTTTCTAATTCATCTTTAGAAAGCATATCAATATATTCCTTAGCTTCACTTTTACTTATTTCATAATAAGTGGCTACTGCTTCTACTTGATCTACTTTATATTCCTTTTTGTTCTTAGCTTTAATATATTTAAGATACTTATACTGTTTTGGAATAAGATCTTTATATAGATTATAAAGATACTCACCTTTCATCTGCCAAGTATTCTTTTGTACTATATTAACCACTTCACAATAATCAGGATCCATACTTAAATAACGATTGATCATCCAGTTATTCCAACCTTCATCTCCTAAGTATGGTCCCTTATTAGTTGTAATATTTTTAAGATGGTCAAATATATTCATTAGTAATATCTTGAGTCGTTTTGATTTTTATTAGCAGTATTAGTTAACATAATATAATGATCTAATTCTGACTTTAAATCTAGGTATTTTTTAAATAAACCTTGGAGTTCAGTTTCTAGAAATTTAATTTTTTCATCTGATGCTTTTAAAGTTTCGGCTAGTCCCATTATTTGGGCTTTTAAAGCACTATTTTCTTGTTGTAGCTCGTTTGCTTTCATTTTATATCTATTAAATATTTTCAGCATTATTTCTTAATTGCAAAGGAATAAATTCTTCATTTACATGGCCACACTTACTACAAACAAATACAGGAATTGGAATCATAGCATCCTGTGCTGTACCTGTGATAAAGCGAGAGGCTTTGCGAAGCATTACCCCTTCTTGAAATATTTCATTACTGCATTCATCACACGACATTCCTGTAGTTTTATCTAATGTGATATTTAGATTCATTTGTTCTTGACTCATATTACTTGTTTTTTAGTATTTTTTTAATTCATCTTCTAACCATTCTTCTTTACTTTTCGGTTCGAATAGTTCTGCTGCTTTTGCAGCCTTTGGAGAAAGTAAAGCAATTAATTCAGCT